GCTGTTGCGCGTTGTCACGTCTGCTGGCGATTCCGCGAGAACACGGACGCGGACGGGGTCTGCTCATCCTGCCTAGACGCCGTGCCCGTCATCACCGCCGTGCGCCGCGAGATGGCGAAGGAGGGGGTAGATGGGTAAGCGCCTGAACGACGTGACACTTGAGGAGATCCGCGAGGACGCGCGCCGCGAGCGCGAGCACGAAGATTCCGAGGCGCGGCGGGAGGGGCCATGCGAACGATGCGACATGCCGCGCTCGCAGCACTTCCATCCTGAGGAGTGGCCCCAGGAGACCCGATGGCATTGTGCTCAGTGCGGGAAGCCGATGCAATTTGCCGATGGAATCTGCTTCGCGTGCAACGGCGGTGAGGACCCCGGACGATGATCCTCCTCGCCGCCGCCGTCCTCACCGTCTCGCAGCCTCGGGGGGCACGATGATTCTATCTCGGACGTGGGCAATGCCGAGTGCGGCCACGTTCTCGATCCCGCCGATACGGTTCCTGATCGAGCGATGGCTACCGGCAGGCGACACCCTGGACCCATTTGCCCGCGGCTCTCTGATGACAACGGTACGCAACGACATTGACCCGGCCCACGGAACAGAGTTCACGCTGGACGCGAGAGAGTTTCTGGCGGCGATGGCTGGGCGTAGTTTTGCCGGCGCACTGATGGACCCGCCCTACTCTCCGCGCCAAATCTCCGAGTGCTACAAGGCCATCGGGAGAAATGTATCCGGCATCGACACACAGAACGCGGCCCTTTACTCGTCCGTGCGCGATCTTCTCGCTCCGCTCATTGAGTTCGATGGCATCGTCATCTCCTTCGGGTGGAATAGTGTTGGGATGGGGATTAAGCGCGGGTTCGCTCAGGAGGAGATCTTGCTGGTCTGCCACGGGGCGGCACACAACGACACCATTTGCGTCGTGGAGCGCAAAGTGGAGGAGCAACATTGCCTACCGTCATGACCGCTCTCGCGCTGACCGTCTCGCAGCTCTGCGGCCACTGGTATAGCTCGCCCCCGCAGACCGACGCCCCGTGCGGCGTCGATGGCGTGGCCATCTACCTGCAGTCCGCGCCGCGGCCTGCGTGCGCCCCCGGGAAGATTGTCGAGGGCGCGTCCATCGAGTCGATGGTCGTGGCGCTGCGCGAGCTGGCTGCGCGTGCCAAGGAGAGGGGGGCGGACACCGTGCATCTGAGTCAGTACGACCGGCGCTCACGAGGTGACGCGGGACCGACGTGGACGGCGCGGGGGCGGTGGTTCCGGTGCGGGGGCGCGAGATGAACAAGGCCGCACACGTTCGCAGCGCATCGCAGTCGCGCAAACATCACTGTCACTGGCCCGGATGCGTCGTTCAGGTCCCTCCAGCCATGTGGGGATGCAGATACCACTGGTTCCGTATTCCACGGCACCTCCGCAACAACATCTGGCACGCCTACAGGCCGGGACAGGAGGACGACATGCAGGTGTCGAGTGTGTACGAGGCCGCAGCGAAGGCGGTGCAGGACTGGATCGCATTGCAGGCCGCCGCTGATGGCGGCAGGAAGTAACCGCGGCTCCGGCCGCAACAGGAGGAAGGATGGCTGCCGAGATCATCTGCGATGGGTGCGGGCGCCGGGTGCCAATGCAAGCGAGCCACGGCAACTGGTTCAAGCCCCCCTCATGGTACGAACGCAGCGACGACGACGGCATCCAATCGGCCTGCTCCCGCGAGTGCATCACGAAGGCCGCCGAGACGTCCGGCAAGACGAGCATCGTACTGCCGGTCTAACCGCGCCACCATCGGCGCAACAGGAGGAAGGCCATGAGGATCGGACTATGGGTAGGCGTAGGGCTGCTCACGCTCGGGCTGCTCGGCTTCGCGTGCGAGCGGGTGGTAAAGGCTGGCTTCGATGCGTTCCAGTTCAGCAGCGTGGAAGAGGGCGACATCAACGTCGTCTCGTGCGAGCCACCGAACGTTTGCTGACGACACCCCCCGCCGGGTGCCGCGTGGTGCGGTGGGCCGGGTATAGCCCCCGGTTCTTGAGCCCGGCGGGGGACCTCACAGGAGAATGAGGATGGAGACCGTCACCTACAACCGCGACTGGACGTGCCCGCACTGCGGCTGCTACGGCTCGACGTCCTCGGACACACCGCTTGCGGATGCGACGGTGCGCTGCCTGAGTTGTCACGGACGCGCACGATGGGATGACGAAGCGCAGGAAAGGCTCCCGCTGGCGAATGAGCAATGAGGAGATGAGGTTATGTCGTGGGGATTCTCTAGCAGGGCGCGCACGCTGATCGAGTTGGCGCAGGCACGCGCGAACGTCGCGCGGCTGGATCGTAGAGACGCCTTCGCCCGCATTGCCATGCAAGAACTGCTCCGCTCGTCCATTGGGATACCAGAGAGCGTCATCGCGAAGATGGCGTACAGGATGGCCGATGCGATGATGGATGCCGCGAACGCAAAGCCCGCAGACGGGCAGAAAGACAATGGATAAACAATAGCTTCCAGTAATTGAACGCTCACGACGACCCCTTCCCCGGAGTGAGACTTGCAGCCCTATTACGACGATGGCCGCGGTATCGTGAGCTGGCACGCCGACTGCCGCGACGTGCTGCCCGCCATCCCCGCCGGCTCCGTGGACCTCGTGCTGACCGACCCGCCGTATGAAGCCGAGGCGCATACCTTGGGCCGCCGCGGAAACACCGCCCGCGATGGGGACGATGCTTACTTCGCCACGCGGCCCGTAGACTTCCATCCCATCGACAGCGCGACCCGCAACGCGTCCGGGGCCGACATGTCCAGAGTTGCGCGCGGATGGGTCCTCGTGTTCTGCCAAGTCGAAGCCGCGATGCTGTGGCGTGATGCGCTGGTCCCTGCGCGCTACATGCGGACCCAGGTATGGAGGAAGGTAAACGGCGCGCCACAATTCACAGGCGACCGCCCCGGCATGGGATACGAGTCCATCGTGACCGCGTGGTCAGGTCCAGGACGCTCGCACTGGAACGGCGGCGGACGGCATGGGGTGTACGACTACGACACCGTGAGAAACGGCACGGGCCATCAGACTGAAAAGCCGCTGCCCCTCATTGTCGAACTCGTGACGCTGTTCTCCGACCCCGGCGCGCTTATTCTCGATCCGTTCGTCGGTTCAGGCACGACGTTGCTTGCCGCGAAGTTGTCGGGGTGCAGAGCCATCGGTATTGAGATTGACGAGCGCTGGGCCGAAGTCGCCGCCAAGCGCCTCAGCCAGGAGATCCTCCCGCTGGAGCCGCCCGCACCTGAGCCGACACAGATGGAGATGGGATGAAAGACCCAGCCCGCGTCAAGATGGGCAAGTCCAACCGCAGACGCGGCCGCGACTTCGAGCCGCGCGTAACCGCATGGTGGCACGCCCACGGATGGATCGCGGGCAACACACGCGGCTCACACGGCATCGAAGACGGATACGCGATGAAGGCCGGACATGATCCGGTCCTCTGGCAGGCGAAGCTCTCCGGCTACCTTGCCCCGAAAGAACGCCTCGACCTAATCGCGCGCGCAGAGAAAGCCGGAGCCGTGCCGCTGCTGATCGATCGGCCCGCCCGCGGACGCATCCGGGCGCGCCGGCTGCTGATGAATGGCGAAGGGTATGACGAGTGGACCACGGCCGAGATTGCGAGGTGACTGGACCGCGTGTCGTCACAGGTTCCACCCGATGGGGTGACGACCCGCAGTCTCAGCGCAAGTGGGGGCGCACATCGTTGAAGCGCATGACGTCCCTGATGGAGGACGGACGCTCTCCGAAGCAACAGGCGAATCAACAGGCGATGTACAAGAAGTCCGACATGGATCGCGTCCTGTGCGATGCCGGGATAGCTAGCTCCGTGCGGCGACATACGGAGGTGCGGATGACTGACGAACTCAATCAAGCTTTGGCCGAATATGCCGCAGCAGCAGACGTCATCGTCAAGGCGCGAGAGACCTTCTCGGCCCTTGAGGAGGTAGTCAACTCGCAAATCCGCGGCTTCATGGGCCAACTCCGTGATCTGCGGATGGCGATCCGCTCAGAGATGGCGGCGATCACGACTGAAATGAAAGAGCTACGCGCGTTCGCATTGGCTCCAGAGCACGAGCAAGAGGTTCGTCGCCTCCGTGAGCTATGCGATCTGTGCGACAGGCTGCGTGCTCTGCACGCATCAGGACTACTAGACGCGGTGACCGGAACGATCGTGACTCTCATGGAGGGGGAACGTGGAACGCAAGGACGCCAAGGTACTGGCGCGGTACGGGCAACTCAGGAACGTTCCGAGGGCGGCGACTGAGAGGGTTGACCCAACGACGGCCGCTGAATGGCTCGAACGATCCAGGGGAAACCGGCGCATTAGCCAGGAGCATGTCACCCGACTCTCAGATGAGATGAGGTCGGGACGGTGGCAACTGACCCACCAGGGGATCGCCTTCGATTCAGATGGCTACCTAATCGACGGCCACCACACCCTCTGGGCGGTACTTCTCTCCGGCGTTACTGTCGATCTCATGGTCACATCCAATCTGCGACCGGAGACGATCCGCGTGATCGACACGGGGAAGACTCGGTCCCTGCAAGATCGCCTGACGCTCTCCGGGCTCTGGGGAACAGTGAGCCGGGCGGAGGCTGCATGCCTGAAGCGGATGGTCCGTGGGCACGCCAGGACGATGAAGCGGTCATCGTCAGATGAATACCTGGACTGGAAGAACAACGCACGGCACGTTCGGTTCGCTCTCAGCGTCACCGAAGGTCTCGGGCGCGGCGTGAGGCTCGCCGCAGTTCGCGCCGTGGTCGCCAGGGCACATAGAGCGATCGATGCCGAAGTGCTGCACAAGTTCTGCTGGCAGATGAAGAATGGACCGCTCATCGAGACCCTCAAGGGCATGTCCGATCGCGACACCTACGATACGGCCGAGCGGGCGCTGTGGTCATTCGTCCATGACAGGCCGATGGCTAGCGGGGAAGGATTCTGAGGTAGGACCACGGCCGCCGCAATCACGCGGTGAGCATTGCGAATAGGGGGAATGACAATGGCAAGACGAAGCGGAAAGAATAGGGGCGCGGGAGACGACACCGAGGACCTGACCGGCCCAGAGGATGACCAGCACGCGGTCACGCTGACCCCCGAGGAACTGGCGGACCGACGCCTCGACTCACGCAAATCTGTCTCGACCTGGAGACCACCGAAGAGTCCTACACGAACGTCAAGAGCAAGTTCAACAAGAAGCTCAAGGGCCTCCGAGGAGAGATGGCCAGGCTCGTCAAGACGATCCGGACCGGCGAGGAGATGCAGCAGCATCCCGAATTGCCGATGGGCGTGTAAACCATTGGAGAAACGCCCCCTCAAGTGAGGGGGCAAAACTCCAACGACACGACGAGAGGCGAGAGGACCCGATGATCGACTGGAGACCAATCGAGCGGGTGATAGGGCCACTTCCGGGTGTGCGCGATTCGAGCGTCCACCATGAGCGGCTGCACCGGGAATACGTCTTCGAACCGTGCCGGCGGGGGCTCCATCAAGAGTGCCCGGGACAGGCCGGACGCGGACGCAACATCCAACTGCGCTGCACCTGCGAGGTGTGCTTCCACGGGCCGTTCGAGGCTGGAAGGGGGGAGTAAGGGATGGACATCCGGGTAAAGGTTGGCTTCCCGAGGCATCACAAAACCCGCAGGCTCCGGAGGCTTATCGGCGCAGACGGGCCCCTCGCGCTGATCGAGCTGTGGTGCTACGCGAGGGTCAGCCGGCCCAAGGGGAACCTCGCCGGAATGACCGACGAGGAGATCGCGGAGGCGTCCGGATGGCCAGAGCAGGACGCTCAAAAGTACGTCGATGCGCTGAGAGAGTGCCACTTCCTCGACCGTCCGGCGCAGCTTCATAACTGGCGCGAGCATCAGGGATACGCATACCACGCTGAGGAGCGGTCAAGGTCGGCAAAGCGTGCAGCGTCAGTGAGATGGAAGGATAAGAAAGGCGTTGCGGACCGCAATGCGAAGCGCAATGCAACTCGCAGTGCGGACCGCAATGCCCCTTCTCCTGATCCTGATCCTTCTCCTGATCCTGATCAAGAACAACCCCCCCCTACCCCCCCTACGCGCAAAAAACGCGCGGGGGGGAGTGTGTGTCCGACTGACTTCGTGAAGTTCTGGGAACTCTACCCCCGCAAGGTCAGCAAGGGTGCCGCGCTCAAAGCCTGGAAACAGCTCGGGGCAGGGCGCCCAACGCAGGCGACGCTCGAAGCCGCCCTTGCCTGGCAGCGAACATCCGAAGACTGGACCCGCGACGACGGCCAGTACATCCCGTACCCGGCAACGTACCTGCGCGGCCAGCGATGGCTCGACGAACCGACCGCGACGATCCCCACCTACCACCCCGCGAGCGCTACCGACGCCGACCGCGAACGCGAAGACGCCGACCGCCGCGCGCAGATCGCAGCCAACCGCGCCAAGCCCCCGAACATCGTCATCGTGGGCGAGCAATGAGCGAACCGACGATCCAGCGCAACGAGGCGTCGGCCCTGCAGAATCGCTTCGCACGCGCGCTGTCCGAAGTCGTGAAGGACAACCGCTGGCACCCGCGCACACTGACCGAGCGGGAGATGGCGTGGACGTTCCGAGAACTACTCGCCGACGCTCACGGCGTGCGCGCGATCCAGTCCGGCCACCGCGTGCCCGCAGTCCGCGTCTCACCCGAAGCCATGCGCGCGCTCGAATCTCTCGGCGGGTACGGGTGGCTCGCCCGCCTCCAGCCCCACGAGGTGCTCATGGCACGCGAGGCGTTCTGCAACCACGGTGCGGTAGACTTGGCCGCGAAAGGGGGGACGTGATGACGCACACCTGCATCGATGGATGCACGATGCCAGGCGAGAGCATCGACTGTCTCGCGTGCGATGGAATTCTGTTCTACGGGGCGCTCAAGGCACTGTACGCGCTGGAGGGGCTCGGCTCGCCGTGCATCCACGCGCAACGGTTCAGGACATCGCGAGAGGGCGAGGACGAACAGAAAACGCAACGACAAGAAATCAATAAATTCCTGGAACGCATGGGTCCGCCGCTGTTCGACCCTGTTATGGCCAACGTGAAGTTAGGGGTCAAACGGCGCGCGCGTGGCATGCGTTGGATCCGCTGGAAACTCCTCAACTGCTGGCGCGACGGCGGGCTGCAACTCTGCACTTCATCGCACTGGGTCGAGGCTGACAATTACTATTTGCACAAGCCGGCCTTGACAGATCCGCGCCGCATGCCGTAGAGTCTGCCGCGATCGAGCTTGACGCGGACGGGGCTGATCCCCTCCAGTCCGCCCACTCAGAGAAGGCCCGCTACCGTGCGGCACGGCCGGTAAGCGGGCCTTTCTCTTTTCCGGCCGCGTGCACGGCCAATGGACCGGGTAGGGCCATTGCGCACAAAGGCGGGCGAAGGAAAGGTCAGAAGCCGGCGCTCCACGTCGGCGAGCGCTCCGCCGTCGAACTTATCTCCCACGCGATCAAGAAGCTCGGCGAGGACGACCCGCTCGTTCGCGAGCTGCTGGAGATGGAGCTGCACATCGCTCGCGGTGATCCTGGCTATCGCGGGCGCTACATCGGCGTCCGTCTCCGCGCCGCCTTCGACATGCTGGACCGGCACCTCGGCAAGGCAACCCAGCCAATCGAGCACTCCGGCGCCCTCACCATCCTCGAGCAGCTCGTCGGCGCGTCGATGGATCCACCCGATGGCGACAGCGGCAAAGACTGACATCGCCGCCGGTGGCTCCAGGTTGCGCGCCTGGCGAGAGGACCCCTGCCTGTTCGTGCGTGAGTGTTTCGGCGCGGAGCCTGACCCGTGGCAGGCGGATGTCCTGACGGCGTTCCGGTCAGATAAGTCGCGCCTTGGGATGGTCGCGTGCAAGGGGCCGGGGAAATCGACCGTGTTGTCCTGGCTCGCGTGGAACTTCCTGGCGACCCGCCCGTTCCCCAAGATCGCGGCGACGTCCATCACGGCCGACAACCTGCGAGACAATCTCTGGGCCGAGATGTCGAAGTGGCAGACGCGCTCGCCGTTCCTGCGCGGGGCCTTCCACGTTGACACGAAACGCATCTACGCCATCGGGCACGAGGAAACCTGGTTCATGTCCGCGCGCGCGTGGAGCCACGACGCCGACGAAGAGACCCAAGGCTCGACGCTCGCCGGGCTGTGGGCGGACCACGTTCTATTCATCGTGGACGAGGCCGGGCTGATCCCGGACGCCGTTGCGAAGACGGCGGAAGCCGCGCTCATCGGCCGCGGCGAGAAGCGCATCGTCATCGCGGGCAACCCGATTCAGATGTCCGGGCCCCTGTACCGCGCCGCAGTGGAACAGCGCTCGATCTGGGAGGTCGTCGAGGTCACGGGGGACCCAGCGGACCCGAAGCGCGCCCCGCGCGTTGACCCTGTCCGCGCCCAAGAGTTGATCGACGCCTACGGGCGCGACAGCGCCTATATCCAATACACCGTGCTGGGGAAGTTCCCTCGCGGGTCTACTGACGCGCTCGTGTCGATGGACCAGTTCGAGGCGGCGTTCGCCCGCTGGGACTCGCCTGCCGAACTGGCCGTCACCCCGCGCACACTCGGAGTTGACGTCGCCCGCCACGGCGACAACAAGACCGTTATCGCGCGCCGGGCCGGAGACTGCGTCCACGAGATCCGCGACGCGGACTGGTGGATCGGACAGGACACCGAGTACACCTCGCACCGCGTCACCGAGATCGCCGATGAATGGGCTGGTGGGGAAGCGGCCGGCACCAAGGGCGCCGGCAAGCGCGTGCCTGTCTACGTGGACGACACGGGGGTCGGGGGCGGGGTCACCGATAAGCTCCTGGCGCTGGGTTACAACGCCGTGGGCGTGATCGTCGAGGCGCGAGCCGAGGGCTACACGGCATCAGGCGACAAGGCGTCCGACGTGCATGCCGATCTCAAGAGCTTCATCTGCGCAGACATCCAGGAGCGGTTCCGGTCGGGGAAGATCGCCTTGGACCCGCGGCTCAAGCAGACCACGCTGGTGGCCGAAGGCGTGACGCTCAAGGTTGGGTATTCAACGGGGCGCCGGCGCATCGAGGGGAAGAAAGACTACAAGCGCCGCACGGGGCGCTCGACGGACTTCTGGGACGCCGTGATGCTGAGCTATGGGGATGCCGCGGTGGGCTCGGGACCGTTCGTGATCCTGTGAGGGCACGGTGGCGAATCCGCTGAGATGGCTCGTCGCCGACTACAAGGCGCGGCGGGATGTTCGGAGGTTGATGGGAATGCAGGCTCAGACGATGCAGGGCGGCGCGGGAATCGAGGGCCGCGCGTCCATCTACGGCGACCTCTGGAAGAAGGGCCTCGAGCATCTCGCCGTCGGCGGAGATGTCCAGGACCCGCTCGCCCAGGTCGGAGCCGTCTACACCGCGGTCTCCATTCTCTCGCAGTCGCTCGCCTCGGTTCCGTGGACGCTGTTCAAGGGCGAGGATCGCGTGGAGGAGCATCCCCTGTACGACCTGATGGCCGGGGCTGGGTCGGACTCCCTCGCGGGGACGCAGTTGCTCGAAGGCTCCGTCGCCTGGCGCGAGACGAAGGGCCGGGCGTTCTGGCACCTCAACGGGATCGCCGGGGTCGGTGCTCGGCGCCGGCCTACCGTGCTGGAGTTGCTGGACCCGGCGCGCATGACGGCCGTGGCGCCCAACGGTGACCTGACGGGTTGGAAGTACCAGGCGAAGGCGGGGGCCGACATCACGCTCCCGGCCGATGAGGTCGTGCGTTTCTCCTACTTCGACCACCGGGACCCGCTCGGTGGGCTCGCGCCGCTGGAAGCCGCGCGGCTGGGCTACCGGCTCAACTGGCGGTCCTCGAAGTTTCAGGATCAGTTCTACGAGCAGGGCGGGTTCCCGCCGTTCTACGTGAAGTTGCCACCGGGCGCGTCACTCACCCCGGAGGAGCAGGAGCGCGTGCGCACGGACTTCCGCGAGAAGTACCTCGGGCTGAAGAATGCTTGGGTCCCGCCGATCATGGCGCGCGGGGCGGAGCTGGAGTCCATCGGCGTGAACCAGCGCGACGCGGAATGGCTCGCAACGCAGAAGGCGACGATCTGGGACATCCTCAGCATCTTCCAGGTCCCGGCGGAGTATGCGGGCTACACGGAAGGCGCGAACCTTGGCAGCGGCGGGGTCAGCGTGCAGGCCGCGCGCCGGTTCTGGCTCGGGCGCATCCGCGGCATTGGCGAACACTTCGCCACCGTGATCCAGAAGCGGATCGTGGATGTGTTCTGGCCGGGGCTGCTGTTCAGGTTCGACTGGCAGTCGAAGCTCGGCGAGGTCATGCCGGAAGAGACACGGGCCTCCATCGAGTCGGCCGGGAAGCTCTGGTCGATGGGAACTCCGCTGGACGAAGCCTTCCGCGTCACCGGGCTTGCCGTGGACACGCTGGGCAAGCCGTGGATGAAGGAAGGGTTCATTCCGTTCAGCATGGTCCGGGTGTCGGATCTCGACGTGCCCCCCGAGGACGAAGACGAGGACGGCGATCTGCCCGACGACGACGAAGACGAAGCAGAGTCTCGCGGCCGGGTGGTCCGTGCGGCCGCACGGAACTCCTCCTGGCCGGCCCCCGGCTCGAAGCTGCGCGATGCCCTGTGGCGCTCCTACACCACGCGCACCGACAAGATCGAGCGGCTCATGCTCGGGGATTACCGCAAGTTCCTGACGTGGATACGAGACGCGACGCTTGCGAATCTGCGGAGTTCGGGCTCGACGGCTGGGAGGTTCGCCAACATCGACGCGATTGCACGCGACGACTCAAAGCCCGCCGTCCCGCCCGATTCCGAAGTCGCAGCGAAGGCCAAGGCCGCGACCGACGCTTCGCACAAGCGAGCGGCGAAGGTGGGGGGCGAGTCCGTCATCGCGGAGTTGGGGCTCGACGTCGCGTTCGACCTGACAGACCCGCGCGTCCTGAAGCTGCTGGCCGAGCGGTCGAAGGCCATCGCGGGGGCCGGAACGCAGGCGGCGGATCGCATCAGGGCCACGCTCGCGGAGGGCGTCGGCGAGAACGAAACCATCGACGAGCTCGCCGAGCGCGTGCGCGCGAAGCACCGTGAGGAATACGCCGGCCAGGCTAAGACGGTGGCCCGGACCGAGACGATGTCCGCGTTCTCCGGCGCGCGGCACGAGGCGATGGAGCAAAACGGCATCACGTCGCGCGAATGGCTCACGGCGCGGGATGACGACGTGCGCACGTCCCACAGAATCGACGGGGAGGTCAGGGCGATGGGCGAGGCGTTCTCCAACGGGATGATGTACCCGTGCGATCCGTCTGCGCCGCCAGCGGACTCCGTCAACGATCGCTGCATCGAACTGCCTGTCGTGGAGGCCGCATGAATCTCCGGGATCGCATCATCAACGACGCACACCGCGCAGCTGTGGATGTCTCCGCCCGCTGGATGCGGACCGACGCCTTCGAGGAGCTCGCCGCCGCGGGCCGCGTGACCGACCGCGTGTTACCGGACGGCTCGCACCTGGTGTGCTGCGAGCGCGTGGGGGCCGTGCGCGCCTTCGACGCAGAGACCCGGCGCGTCACGGTCGTGGCGTCTGATGGGAAGGTGAACCGCTACGGGGACATCGACGATCCGGAAGGCTGGCTGTACGAAGCCTTCGACAAGAACCCGATCGTCCTGATGGACCACTACTACAGCGTTGAGGCCATCGTCGGGGTCGTCACGAAGCATTGGAAAGAGGGCGATCTCGCGATGGAAGAGCACCTCATCGACCCGCCCGAGTCCGGGGCAGCGTCGGCGCTCGTCATCGCGAAGCTCTCGGCCGGCTCGCTCAAGGCCGTCTCGCGGTCCTTCATCCCGTGGAAGGTCGAGCGGGTCGAGGACCCCGAGGGGGAAAAGAAGGCGCACTACGTCATGCACGACATGGAGTTGCTCGAAACGTCGTGGGTCGCCATTCCGGCGGTCCGGGACGCTCTGAGGCTGGACGCAAATCCGCACGAGACGCCCGCGCAAGCGCGCCTCTCTGGCGCATCCGAGGTCCTGTCGCGGCTGGAACGAACCACGATGCTGGCGGCCATCGAGGCACGCCTGGACGGAGGATGTCATGGCAACACCGGAGACCGCACCACCCACCCCGACGCCTGATCCCATTCTGGCGCGGATCGATCAGAACATCGGCACGGCGCTCGGCTCGCTGAAGGAAGCCAAGGAGCGGATCACAGCACTCGAAGGCGAGAACACGAAGGCCGTCGCGCGCATCAAGGCGCTCGACGAGACCCTCGTCACCCAGACCGAGCACCTCGAGAAGGTCGAAGCCGACCTCAACAAGCGGCGCTTCAACGTCGGCTCAGGCTCGTTCCACGAGTCCGACGCGCTGGCCAACGCGCTGCCGGACGACCTCAAGAAGCTGCTCCCTCGCATCGCCGGGGCCGTTGGGGCGAAGGCGGCGGGCCACGGATTCTCCGATCAGGGCGCAGCGGCCAACACCCGTCGCGCGCTGGCTCGGTATGCGGCGGCGGACCCGGCAGGGTATCTCGCCTCGGCCGGATGGTTCCAGGCGAAGTTCGAGGGGGCCCTGGCCGCACGGCGCGGACAGACCTCCGCGGTGGCGAAGTGGAGCGAGCGTGCCGACAAGCTGTTCGACGCGGCGAGCCCAAACCTGGACGCCAGCAAGCGCGCGGCGCTCCAGGAGGACACGGCATCCGAGGGTGGATACCTCATCCCGACGGTGACCGAGAACATGATCGGTTGGCTGCGCAAGGACGCGGCCGTCGTGCGCAGTGCCGGCGCGACGATCATCTCCATGACCACCAAGACGCACCAGCTCCCCACGCTGGCCAGCGACTTCGCGGTCAACTGGACCTCCGAAGAGGGCACCATCACCGACGCAGCTCCGGCGGCGCCGTTCGGTCAGGGCAACCTGACTGCCAAGAAGCTCACCGGGCTGGTCACAGCGTCGATCGAGCTGATCCAGGACAACATCGTCAACTTGATGGACTTCATCATGACCCACCTGCTCCAGCAGGTCGGTCGTGCGGAAGACATCCAGGCGCTCGAAGGCGACGGGACGGTGTTCACGGGGCTGTTCTCAGTCTCGGGAACGGCGTCGGTGGCCGGCGGGGCGAACGCTCTGTCCGAAGACGAACTGCGCAAGCTCATCTACGGAGCCGAGCACGCGACGACGCTGGAAAACGGGGTCATCTTCGCGCACCCGTTCATCATGCGCGACGCCATCGGGCTGGCCATCGCGTCGGGGTCGCCGTGGTTCGCCACGGTGTTCGGAGTCGATCAGCAGGGCAACGCACGGCCGCGGAACATCTGGGGCGTGCCGGCCTTCCTGACCTCGGGGATCTCCAAGGTCCGCGGCGGTGGAACGGAGACGACCGTGTACCACGGTGACCCGCAGTACATCGTCATCGGCGAACGCCAGGGGATCGGCTTCGACGTCAACCCGTACTCGGAGACCGAGTACAAGAAGGGCCAGATCCTGATGCGCCTGCTCATGCGCGAGGCGATCCTGATCTGGGTGCCCGGATACTACACGAAGCTCACGGCGGTCACCGTCTGATCGTCTGAACAATGGGGGGCCTCGCCAGGATAAGGCGGGGTCCCCCGCAAAAGGGGGAAGGCAATGGCATCACTCAACAGCGACACACTCAAGGGCCCGGCAGATCCTGTCGGCAGCATCACCCCGGGAGACGAGCGGACGATCGTCTTCATGGATGGATGCGGCATCGAGGGGAGAAAACCGGGCGTGCCCTACGTCGTGGACTCGGCGCTCGCGCGGCACTACGCCGCCACGGGCAAGGCCGAGATCGTCGAGGAGGGCGCGCAGAAGCCCAAGGAGAAAGAGCCCGACCCAGAAGCGGGAGCGCCGGCCGATCGTGCGATGCAGGCACCGCCTCGCGGCAAGAGGAAGTAACCGCATCACCGCGCCGCGACAGCGGCAGGAGGAAGCAATGCAGATCGGAGAGAACGCGAAACCAATCTCGGCCTACCCGGCGGTCACCCTCGCCGCGGTGGCCACCACCCTCGGCGCGGCCGTGGACATGAGCGGCTTCGGGGAGGCGACCTACATCTTCGACACGGGCACCCTCACCGGAGCCGCCTGTGCCGCAGACGTGAAGATCACCGAGTCGGCGACGTCCGGGGGGTCCTACGCGGACATCACCGGCGCCGCGTTCGCCCAGGTCGTCGCGGCCAACGATGTGGCGACGTACCTGGGGCGCGTGCGCGTCAACCCGGCGAAGCCCTTCCAGAAGGTCAGCGTCACAACCTCAGGGACCGTCACGACGTGTCCGATCTCGGTGTCGGTGCTCCAGCACGCGACCGCCGGAGTGAAGCACCCGGTACACACGCCGAGTTTCCAGGTCACGGCGATCTAAGGAGCGGAGTAATCAGTGGCAGCGTGGGATCTCATCACGGCGCAGGAAGCGAAAGACGCGCTCAAGCTCACGGGCACCGGCGACGATACGTATTTCGCCGCGTCGGTGTCCCGCGTGAGCGATGGGATCCTGCGCTTCTACGGGATGGTGAACGCCAACGGCTCGGCCTTCAAGCCCGACGACTCGACGGTCCACACGCGCATCCTCAACGGCACGGGCGAGCGCATCCTCAAGCTGCACCACGATCGCGTCAAGCAGGTGAACAACCTCTGGGACAGCACGAATACCCC